CAACTGGTGTCTGGAAGAATACGTGGAAAAAATGGGGCTGTGATTTTCCCCCGGATATACAAAGAACGCAGAGCGTCACAGCCCTGCGTTCTGTTTTTATTTTCTTTTCCACAATTCAGAGTTAATGTAGCGGCGCGAAATCTTTGTCACGCCGCGCGCGCTCTGTGTCACGGCATTTATTCACCCAAAAATGCAAAAAACCGGCCTGTTTATGCAGACCGGTTTTTCGTCATTCATGCAGTTTTTTGCGCCGTCTGAAGCGTCAGAAGGGCTCTGTCAGCTCGCCGTTTTTCTCGGCCTCAGTTTCCTCCGTCCGAGCGGTCTTCAATTCAATGCCTTCCTCACTCAGCAGGCGGGCCGCTTCTACCAGCTCGTCATTCTTCTGCGCTTCCGGCAGAGCAATCGCGCGCTCGTATACGCCCATCGCAGCAAAGGCAACGATCACCGCATTGAGCGCGGCCAGCGCAACAACCTCCGGCGTGAACGCCTGCGCCGTGAACAGCTGCGCCAGCAGCAGCACGGCAAGCGATACAACGTAGACCAGCACCCTCGTCGGGACGTGGCCGATCCTGTCAATCGGCAGCTTGAGGAACTGGACGATGAACACGACGGCAGCCACCGCGCCGGAATAGGTCGCCAGATAGCTCCAATCGAAGAAGGCGTTGACGCCCGGCCGAGCCGCCTCGGCACAGGCCGGAATAGCGAACACCAGCAGCATCGCAAGGGTCATAACCAGCAGATTAAGTTTCTTCATAATGTACCTCCTGAATATACCTCAGATCCGTTTGCAGGCGCTCTGAGGCCGTCTTTGCAATATCCGGGGACAATTCTACCCCTATAGAATCATATCCCTCAAGCTCCGCTGCAGCCAACGTCGTGCCGCTTCCCGCAAACGGGTCGAGGATCCTGCCGCCCGGCACACAGATCTGGCAGATACTGCGCATCAATTCGAGCGGCTTTTGCGTCTGATGCAGGCGCTTTACGCCCTGCACATTGCCCGCCTGAAACACACCCGGCAGCACCGGCACAGGGCGGTCGATCGGCAGCTTGCCATTGCTCGCCCAAATAGCGAACTCAGCCTGCTGACGGAATCGGCCTCGCTGCGGCCTGCTGCTCATCTTGTCCCATACGATCGTGCCGCGCCACATCCAGCCCGCCCATTGTACGGCGTCGGCCAGCAGCGGCAGCTGCCTCCAATCGCAGAAGGCAACCAACACCGCGCCCTCGTGACAATGAACGCGCGCAGATGAAAGCACGTCAGCCATCATGTGAAGCCAGCTTCGGGCGTCCATTTGGTCGCCAGCGAAGTCCGGAAAAGGACAGTTTCGTTTGGTGCTTGTGTATTTCTCGGCGGTCGAGGTAACGCGTTCAGAAAGCGTCGCCCCGCCGCTGGAATACGGCGGATCCGTGATTACAGCGTCAAACTTGGGGCCGTTATAGTGGGTCAAAAATTCCCGGCAGTTGCCCTGATAAAGTTCCAGCATGGAAGTGCTCCTTTCGACTGACCGGCAAAGTTTTCTGCGCAGGGTTTATACATCGCTGTACATCCCTTTACAGATCGGGGTTTTCCCCTTCCTTGTGCCGTCTCTTTTGGTTTGGTATAATAGGAAACACACAGGCCATGTTTAAGCAGGAGCAGACTGACGCCGCACTTCCATTTGCGTCAGCCCTCTGATCGGCTGCACGTTTTCAGGCGAGAAAACGGACTGCCGAAAGCTCTTTTTCCTGCTCAAACATCCATGTGTCAGCGGGCTGCATCAGCATCCCGCTTTTCTGTTTTCCAGCTTAATCAATGCTTCCGATCAACACGCGGAAATCCCCGACCGGCTCGAAGTGGTTGCCCTCGCTGTCGATGATCGTCACCTTCTGCGCCTCCGGCACTTCCACTTCAACCTCCTCGCGAATTTCCTCTTTGAGCTCCGTCTTAGAAACCGGCGTCAGATATCGTCCGCTGACATAGCCTTCCAACTCATTGAAGCAGATAAGCGGCCAGCCGTCGCCGGTGTCCTTCAGGACGTCAACGATGCGACCCTTATCGACATGACCGAGGATTTTGCCGTTCTCGGGCCGCGCTCTCACGCGCAGCGGATCCTCATGGGTGGAAACGGTCGCCCGATACTGCACCTCAACCGCCTCGGCATCCTGCTGCACATCCTCGGAATAGTCCACGAAATTGAGCGCAGCGACATACTGCCAGCTGCTGTCCAATTCCTCGCAGACAAAGCCGTACTTTTCACCCTTCGCATGAAGCACATGCTTGCCGTCCCGGCTCACAAGGCCCATGTGCTTGAAGTTGCCGAGGCCGTCGCTGTACTTCTCCTCAAGCTCCGCCGTCTCGAAGTCCTTGCGCCACCTGAAGGCTGCATAGCCCGGCTTGGCGGCGCTGATCGGCAGCAGAGTCGGGCAATTGATGCGCGCGATCCGGTTGCTGCTGTGCAGAACATCGGGCCTGCCGAGCTGATCGGCGGCATAGTCAAACGCGCCGGAGCAGTCCACTTCACCCTCGCGCGCTGCGCCGTATTCGTACTCCCACGCCTCATCAAGCATGATCTCAAACAGATCCAGCAGCGCGGATACCTTGATCTTCTTCGCCATCCAAAATTCCTCCAATTTAAGAGGCGGCAGTTGTCTGCCGCCTTTGCTTTTTGATTAGGAAGAAACCACCACATACAGGCCGACAAGATCGGCCAGCGCGTGATATACCGGGTTGCCCGTGTCTCGAGTACACAGGTAAATCACGCCGTCCTGAACGTAATACAGGCCCTCCTGCAGCACCATATTCCCGCTGTAGGGAATCGGATCGGCAGCGGTACCCGCGTGCGTTTCGTCGATAAACCGGAACAGGCTGTGCGCGTTTTCCGGCTCCCAGCCGGGCTGACTGGTGTGGCCCTGATTGTCATTGACCACGCACACCCTGCCATGCCTGCGCAGCTTGTGGCCGGGTTCATACCTGACACCCGGTTCCCATTCCCGGTACAGCTGCGGCGCGTTTACTGCGTCCGAATCATCCAGATTCTGCGCCGCCTTTTCAATCAGTGGGCGCAGTTTGCGCGCCATATCCACCAAAGCACCCACGCCTTACACCTCCAAACCGAGCAGAATCTTCGCCGCCTTCAGTTCCTCCTCGAGCGCGGCGATGCGCGCCTTATCCGTCATCGGCGGCGTGTGCGGATCATAAGCCGCAGCCTGCTCCCAATAGGCGTCAAAGGCCGCCTCCACGTCCTCTGTGCTCACCGTTTCCGTGAGCCGAATGAAGGCTTCGTCAGCTTCATAATAGGTACTATTAAAGCCCTCTCCCGAATCAGGTTCGGTGAGAGGGCCTTCGATATTCTTGCGGAGCCATACATCCGCGCCGCCGTCCGATCGCTGCACTACCCTAACCGGCAGCAGCGTATCGCTCGATTTCACTTTGTCGAGCATGCAATACCTCCTCGCGCATGTACTTGCCCATCGTCTTGCGCGCAGCACAAAAGACGTGGTATTTGTAATCATTGTGACGCCGCCACCTGCGGCTGTCGGTATTCTCAAAGAAACCATTGTAGGCAACCACCGAGCCGCACAGCTTCTTGGAAGGCTGCTTCTTTTTCAGGCGTGCCTTCTTCAGCCGGGCGAAGCTCCGGCGCGCACGCAGGAAGATCTTCCCGCGCATTTCCGTGTGATCCGGATACACGACGTAGCCCATGCCGTCCACCGGGCAGCCGTGCAGCTTCCCGTCGCGGCCCTCATAAGCAAGCCGGTATTTGCGCCAGTTCCGCTTGATGTGCATGCCCAGCTCCTTGCGGACATACCGCTCGAGCAGCTGCTCAGCGCGGGACAAATCCCGCTTATTGTCGCCGTACAGCGTGAAGTTATCCATGTACACGATGCAGCGCTTAACCAGCCGCACGCGCACACGCTTGCCCCGTCTGGTTTCCCAGCGGCAGCAGTCCTGCATCAGATACCGCCAAGCATACGAAAGCATGTAGTTGCACAGATTGCAGGAGAGATACGAGCCGATGGAGATGCCGCGCTTCACGCGGCTGCCCCGCAGGCCCTTGCCGTCCACAAATCGAAGCGTCCGGCCTTTAAGCCTTTCGCTGCGCAGATTGCGCTGCTCTCGGGTCATCTTGTCAATCAGGAAGGAGACCAGCCAGAGCAGTTCCGGGTTGCGCACATCGCGCTTGAGGTGCGCCTTCAGCTTGCCTATCGACATGCTTGGATAGCACTTGCGCACGTCGGCCTCGATCGCGTACTTGTACGCGGGCTTGCTTCCGGCAACCTTCGCGCCCTTGTAGGTGACCTTCTTTTCGCGCAGCCAGCGCTCGTTGAACTTCTTCCCGTAGATCTGGCCGCGCCCCGGAATGGTCGCGCATTGGTGCGGTGTGAACTTGGCGTCAAACAGTTCCTGCAGCCCGATCTTGGCAATGTAGTCATAGATCTGCTGCAGCATGGAGGCGATGGTGATGTTCCGGATCTTCCTCGTAATGCCGTCTTGAATCGTCTTGTTTCGCGCGCGCGGCAGCTCAATGCTGTGCGTCTTGATGCTCTTCTGAACATGCAAAGCAAGCGCCTCAATCACCGGCTTGAGCTTCTCCCTCTCACCGATGTCTTTGGCGCACTTCGCTATATCCTCAACATCCCAGTCGCAAAAACATGCGAGCATGTCGTGTACATCCGACCGACTCCACTTTCCGTCAAGGCAGGCATAAATACAATGCTTGATAAAGTGGATGCTTCGGATGTTCACACGCTTACAATACTGCTTCATCAAAACCCTTTCTGCATCTCAGTGGTCTTCGGTACTCTACCAACCACACATGCAACCCAGCGTTTGCATGTCCTCCACGGCAGATAGCTGCCGGATCATCGGTGCTGGTTCGATGTATTTCGGCGGCTGCTTGCGCAGCCAGCTCCTACTGGAGCCCTCTGTCCGGGCGGTTTCCCGATGCCTTTACGGCACGAAACCGGGTGCAAAGTCGGGGTTTTGTTTGAATTGCAGAAATTCGCGACGCAGAGTTCCACCTGTTGTTAGTTACATCATTGTTCAGATTACGCGCGCGCGGGCCACCATTACCATTATTGTTAAGATTGCAACCGGCCCAGACCGCGAACAGGGAAACACACGCCATGCACCCGGAGTCCCCTTGCGCCACGCCCTTTTGAGCGTCCGCCGCCTTACGGCGGCAGGAGGGGTTCCACCCCCTGCTTTGCGGCGCTAATTGATGTTCGTCTGTGTAACGGACACACCTCCATCACACACGATTATACACCTTTGGACACTCCGTCGCAACAGGGGAACGGCGGGGGAAATCCCCCGCATGCCCCCTTACGCCGCGCCCGCTACGCGGCCGCATCGTCCAGTAGCGGAAAGGCGCGACGCAGAGCTCCACCCGTTGCTAGTGACACCATAGTACAGAATACGCGCGCGCGGGCCACCACTACCAGAATTGTAAAGACGGCAACCGGCCCAGACCGCGAACAGGGAGGTCGTATTGCTGCTGATGTAACGACCGCAGCAGTAACCGGTAGTGGACGTCGCAGCGCATTCCGTTGCCTCGATGACAGAAGGATGATTGGCGTCAAAGCCGAGCTTGCTGACATACGACCACTTATCAAGCTGAGTAAATTCCAGCACATACCCGACCTGTTCATAGTCATCCGTCAGGGAGGTGGAGAACTTCGTGCAGTCGTAACAAGTGTAGAGCTTGTCGCCCATGCGCACCTCATCGGAAAGCACAACGTACTGATTGCCCCAGACGGTTTCGACGTAGCGATAGCGCATGTCGTACTTGCCGCTCGTCAGGCTACCGGGCGAGCCGGTAGGGCCGAGCACGCCATCCGTGCTACCCGTCCACCACGGCATCGAGGTGATGTATGTCGGCGCATTATACGCCGTCCCATCCACCGTGAAACTGCCCGTCGTGGTGTCAAACTTGACGCCGCCATTATCGACGTACACCGCCACATTGCCGCTGGAAAGCGTCTCCTTCTTGGTGACCTTCACACGGTTGGCCTTGCTGTGCATACCGGCAGAGCCACGGTCAATGTACGGGTTTCCGCTGCTCAACGTATTCGGTGCGCCGATGCTCACGCAACTGCCCACAATTACATTCTCAGCCTGCGCAGCAGTCAGAATGATGCGCTCGACGCCGGTTTCCATCACCGCAGGCGTGTACTGATAGCTGTAGGAAAGGCAACCGTACACGATGCTCTTTTCATGGCGCGTCGCGTATTCAATGGTCATCAACGTGGTCAGGTGGAACATGTCCTTGCTCGTCTGGCCGCAATACTGATTGCCCTTCTTGCGCATGGTCGTGATCTGGTTGTTGTGGCTGACGTTGTACTGCGGACTCTTGCCGCTGACACTCACCGGCAGGCCATCAGCATCCAGCGACATGCGATAGGCTGCGATAGCAACGAATGGGCGAAGCGTACCATCCGGGCGGATCGCACCCGGCGTCGGGAACCAGCCAGCGCCGTGCGGCTCATCAGATACGCTGTAACGATCCACGCTTGCGCCCATCTCCACCTTGAAGAAACAGGTCTTGAAAAGCACCCACACGTCGCCGTTGCTGCCGTCGAGGGAGAAGATCGGCTCGCCTTCCAGCGCTGTGATGACGAACTCACCGGATTCATCGACATAGCCGTTTGCGCGGACACTATGAAAGATCGGCACGGCGTCAAAGTCGTTCGCGCCCTTCACGGTATCCGTGGAGGCCGCCGCACTCATGCCGACCGCATCATCCTCGCGGGTACCGACGTGCGCCATCGTGCTGTTGTCGTAGCTCACGGAGTAGATTTTGCCATCCCGATGGAAGAAGGAATGGTACCACATCGAGCGTACAGAGCTGATCAGGCCGTTGGCTTCTGTCGTGCTCTGTTCAAGCTCATCGCTCAGCGTCTCCGCTTCTTCCACCTTCGCGGCCAGCTCCGCTTTCAGATCATCCAGTTCCCCGACATGGGAAAACAGCTTCCAGTAGGTTTCATCGGTCAGGGCTTTGCCCGCCGCTGCAGTATCGTTGATGTAAACATAGGATTTGCCGTCCGGCTGCGTGACGTGCTGGAACTTCTCATAGGTTTTCGTGCTACTGTATGCGCCCGTAAACTCAAGGAGCACCACGCCCAATTCCAGATCCTGATAACCGTCAGCCATTGATTCGCACCACCAATCTTCTGTTCTTGATAAGGAATGTGAGAGACGTGAATCCGTCCGGAATACGCATCATCATCTTGCGCGTATCCGGATCAATCCAAAATGTTGCATAGGCGAAATTGCTCGCCGGAACACCCAAATGGAGCGTCGTTTTGTTCGCGGTCTGTGTCACGCTGCCGGTCGGATCCGCCGAGGGCGGCAGCGTTTCAATCTCCAAGGCAACGCTGGAGAGCTTGTCGGCTGCCGCCTTCGCTCTGGCCGTCTGTGCAGCTGATGCTTCAAGCGCTGCATCATGCTCGCTTTCGCGCGTCTTCTCCGCCTGCACACGGCTGGCCTCGGCATTGTTGCGCGACGTCTCGCCCGCATTGGCATTAGCAGCCGCCTGATTAGCAGCTGCCGCAGCTTCTCTGGCCGCTTCAATCTGTGCCAGCATTTCAGAGACGTCCGGGATGACGTCATCCGGGTCGATAATCACATCCTCCGAGCCGTTGCCCGGATCAAAGACAGCCGCATACAGCGGCACCTTTTCGTCGGTATTCTCCGCACAGACCAGCACGCTGACGCGCGTCTGGATCGCATACGCAGCTGCCGGGAACCTTACCGTGATGACATTCGCCGTCACGCTGCTCTTGACCGTGACCTTCTCACCCGCGCGCATGAAGTACGCCATGACATTGGTCGCGCTGGCAAAGGTGACCGGCCTGTCATTTTCAAGCACGGTCAGAATCAGCTGATGCGCGTTCTTTGCGCCCGTAAAAGCCAGAATACCGAGGTGTTCGGCCTTCTGCTCGCTTTCCTCAAGATCAATCGCCCGCCTGATTTTCCACGGCGTCGCCATGTTCCTGCGCCTCCTTCATCAGCTCCGCAAACCGGACGCCATCGTCCGGCACCCTGCAAAAGCGATGCCATTGCAGATGGATCCGATCCGCATGTTCCCAGTTCATTTCATGGGTGGTCAGCTCCGCTGTGCCGTCGATCACGCCCGCCGCCATCTGCCAGACCGCCTCATCAAGCGGCAGGCTGCCAGCGCCGGTACCCATCAGCGGCATCCAGAGCGTCCTCACGCTCAGCGTCTTCGCCAGATGCGCAGCAGCTCTCGCTGCCCGGTACACATTGTCCGAGCCTTCAAGCGCCATCGGCACCTGCATCGTCGGCGCGTAAATCACGCGCTGTCCGCCCGTGGCCGCAGAAGATACCGCGCAGCCGACCGGCATCTCCGGCCCATACATGCGGATGATCGCGCGCTTGATGCGCTGCTCAAGCTCTACGCCGTGAACATCGCGCAGCACGCGGTCAAAGCCGCCGTCCATGATGCCGAAACCATTGCCCGGCGAAACCACCACACCCTCATAGGAAAGGCCGCTTTCGTGAAGCTCCTCGTAGGAGGCGCAAAGCGTGGACAGGCCAGAACACTGAGCCAGAATCTTATCAATCTCGCGGATCACGTCCGCATTGGGATGAAACAGGATAACTTGCATGTGTGTACCTCCTCAGTATTGTCTGCCGGTCAGGCTGCTGATAAAGACCTGTGCGCTCCAGCTCGCGCGGATCCTGCACAATCCGTTCTCGTTTCCGGTCTTTGCAACCGGCGTGATCGTCAGCGTATGGAAGACGCCGCGTCTGATCTTGCCCCGGTCATCCGTGGACAGATACGGCGCGATGTCGCCCTCGCCATTCGCAAAGACGCTGGAGGGAATCGCAGCGCCGTCAATCTTCACCACAAAGGCTTCTGCCGTAGGGCCTTTGTAAATACCGTAAACAATGTCATGCTCATGCTCCTCGAGCGTCAGCTGATGGGAATGGCTCGGTATTTCGACGCTGTGCGAATGAGAGTCAATCGTGATCGTCGTGCTTGGAACGGTGTGCGTGTGGCCGATGTCGTGGTGATGATCCATTGCATGCCGATGGTTGCCCAGCGTGTGCGTATGGCTCTCGAGTCCATGATAGTGGCTCATGCTGTGCGTATGGCCCGGAACGCTGTGCGTATGACCGCTCACGCTGTCCGTATCCGGCGAAGAGGAACCCGTCGCAGCAGACGCGCCGCCCGTTGTTCCGCTGATCGAAACCGAGTGCGTCGAGTTTGTACTCACGCCGGTTGTTGTCACCTGTGTGCCGAGCGTCGATACTGTTACCTTATGGGTGTGACCATTGGCAATACCGGTATCGCTGCCAGAGAAGCTGTGTGTATGGCTGTTTCCGTGGGAATGGCTATTGACGCTGTGGCTGTGGCCGCCCGCCGATCCACTGGTCAGCGTGCTGGATTCGCCGGTTTTCGTCATAGTTCCGTTGCTGTTTACAGCAAAATCGGTATACAGATACCCGCTCGCCCCGGTCACATTCGCCGCGCTGCCGGAGGCGTCAACAGGAATGGACGTATAGTTCACGCTGCCGCCGTCGCTGTCGATTGCGCCGCCGCTGTTCCTGTCATAATCGACGATCTTCGTCGGGACAGTTACGCTCTGGCCTCCGCCCGCAGAGCTTGTACGCGTACCGCCTCCGCCCTCCGTCGTGGTCTGCACGACGCCGCCGCCACCGGCTGCGCCCTTACTGTCCGCGCGGTAATTGGATAGCGTCACCTTCAGCATGACCGCATTGACATGGATCATGGTTTCCGGGATGTAGATGTCGCCCTCTGCAGGCGTGCTGACGTCAGCGTTCTGTTCAAAGCTGTCCGCATAAATGAACGTGCTGCCTTGCCCGTATGTGTCGTTGATCTTAGACTTGCGTGCAAGATCCGCGATGATCGTCGCCACGCTGGTCGGCTGTGAGGAAAGCGTGAGTTTGACCTCGCCGGGCTTCCCTATCGGATCCGGCTTGTGAATCTCCGTCACCCGTGTGCGCACGATGATGCCGTAATCCTTGTAGATCATTCGCACCATGCGTCCCTCGTAGAAGCTGTCCATCGGTTCGCCGGTGAGCATGGACAGGTCAACCGCCGACACCTCATAGCTGACATGCGGGTTCTGACAAATGGCCAGCGCTACTTCAGCCTTTGCCTTGAGCGTTGCGGCGTCCGTGATTGTCGTGTCGATGTACGGGAGAGAAACCGTCCCCCACAGATCTCTCACAGCCTGCGGCGCTTCAATATACTCGACGCCGCCATTGACGTCGCGGATCGTCAGCTGATTGACGCCCTCGCCGTAGCCGCGCGGATAAAGGCGCGTAGCGAAGTCCGCCTCCTGAATGATCTCCGTGATTGCCTCCATATTGCGGCTGAAGCGCAGCTCGCTGGCGTCCTCGTCGGTCATCTTCAGGATGGAGAGCTTCCACGGGTATGTGCTGGTATCCGTCACAATGATCGGATCCTCAAGCGGCTCAAGCAGCATGGTCAGCGCCGTATAGGGCTTTTCGTCGCAGATGCCGTATTCAAAATGGGTATCGTACTCGCAGCGATCCAGCACCCAATGCCGGTCATCCTGAAAGGCCAATACCGCTTCGATTGCGCTGCGCAGATTCTGCGTCGTGCCGCCGAATTGGTGATAGCCGGGAACGATGCCGTCCTTCAGCGTACAGAGCGCATGGTCGCACGTCAGTTTCACCATGCCGCTCGGCGCATACCGCTTATCCGGGATGCCAGTCACGCGGAATATATCAATCCGCTCGCCCGCCGCATCGAACAGCTCCACGAATTGCCGGTACCCAAAGGAGCCGATGTCCCGCACCGGCACCGTGACCGTCACCGTAGAAAAAGGCGTCTGCTTTTTCTTGAGGTCGGTGATCTTTGCCGTGCGCAGTTCTCCGATCCGGTTCAGGTGGGTATCGTAGATTCGGGGATACCGCCTCATCACATCCACCTTCCTCTCGCCGTGAATGTCACGCTGCAGGCCGTCTGCGTCTTGACCGTGATCTCATTACGGCCCGGATACAGCAGCAAATCGTCATCGCTGGCCGTCCTGCGCTTGGCCATCGCCGAACGCAGCGCACCGTCCACGCCTTCGATCTGCAGGAGCAGGATGTCATCATCCGTATAGCTGCCGTGCAGCGTCTCGCCGGACGCCAGCGCCAGACTCTCGAACTCGAAGGCCGTGTCCGGCGCTTCAATCAGCAGCGTGTTCATCGTGCTGCTGGCCGTATTTGTGACAGAAAACGCGAGCGGCGTTTCCATGTTCCCGACCAGCGTCAGGGCCGCGTTTTTCGCCGTCTGCGCTGCCGTTTCGATCGTCGCGCTGCTCGCCTTTATCGCCCGGGCAAACGGCTGACAGGTGAACGTGATCGCCGCCTGTCCGCTCATCCAGTCCACGTCGGAAAGCGCCGACTCCTCGGCAAGCTCCGCGATGTAGTACCTGTCGCCCAGCGCATCCAGAATCAGCTGCCCGCGTCCATCCTTCCCGCAGAGCCACGCTGCAATATCCGCTGCGCGCTGCAGCATATCCTTCGTCGTGATTGGGTCGCCGCTCCCGTCATCGTTGAGCCAGTAAAGCGTCCCCCTGTAGGGCTTGGGCTTGAACGTCCTGCCCGGATAACGCAGACTGCCATGCCGCCCGGCCAGCGTCATGCTCGGGACATTCTGCCCGGCAATAAAGGGGTATTGCGAAGGCAGGAAAGCGACGTTCATGTCCACACAATGCTTCCCATCGAAAGAAAACAGCGGGCTGTCATCAAGCGCGTACATGTTCATCGCCTCCTCAGTTCTTCGTCGATCATGGCGGAAAGCTCATTGATGATCTCCCGCCGATCCTCGTCAGATCTCACCGACCAATCGCCGGTGATGTTGATGTTGATTGTGTTCTGGCCAGCGTAGCCGCCGCCATCCCACGGGGCTTTGGGCCGCCCAAGACTGATGCCGGAGAGCGTGCCGTCCATCATGGAAACCATGCCGTCGCGCATCTCCTCGATCGGGCCGAGTGCATCCTGCATATTCTTGGTGACGCCAACACCGACGCCGCTCGGGATCCATGCGCCGATCTCATCTTCAAAGACGCCGGACGGGCTGTTGATTTTGAGCGTTGAGCGCGCAGCCGCTACAGCAGAAAGGGCAACGGAACGGATCGCGCTGTTCAGCGAGCCGGATCCGCTGCGGACGCCCGCAGCCATACCCAGCACCATGTTCATGCCGATGCCGTTACCGGTACCAAAGCTCATCTCCTGCGAGGCTGCATAGGATGCCGCAGCCGCCACCGTCGTGGCGTTGGAGCTGAGCGTCGATGAAGACGTCGTGAGGCCGCTGGAAATGCCTGCCATGAACACAGTGCCGATCGTCGTGCCATTGGCGGCAGAGAACGTCGTGTCCATGACCAGCTTCGTGGCGTCTGCAACCGTCTGCGCATTGGTGGTCAGCGTGGCCTGCGCCGTCGTAATGCCAGCGGATAGGCCGTTCATCCAGCTCGCCGCGATCGCTGTGCCGCCCTCAAGGTTCAGCACATTGGTCATCGCCGTGGATACGCCGGATGCCGCCGAGCTGGCAGCAGCAGCCACCGCGCCAGCTCCGCCCGCGATGCCGGTTTCAAGGCCGTCCATCATGGCCTCGGCGTCAGACTGTGCACTCTCCTCGTCATCGTCAGAGAACCAGCCTGTGATCGTGTCCCAGATGTTGGAGCCGATCTTGCCGAGGGTATCCAGCGCGCCGGAGAGGCCGGAGCTGATCTTGCTGCCGACGTCTGCCCAGCTGATGCCCTCGATCGTAGTCTTCGCAGCGGTAAACGCGCCGGAAAGGAACGTGCCTGCCGTGTCGATGTAGGTGTTGACGCCGCTGGCAATCGTAGAGCCGATGCCGTCCCAGTTGATACCGTCGATCGTCGCCTTGCCTGCCGTAAACGCGCCGGAGAGGAACGTGCCTGCCGTATCAATCGCGCCGGTCACGCCGGACAGGATCGTCGAGCCGACGCCGCTCCACTCAATGCTCTCGATCGCAGACTTACCAAAGCCGAACAGGTTGGAAAGGAACGCGCCTGCCGTATCCAGCACACCGGTCACGCCAGAGAGAATGGTGCTGCCAATGCCGCCCCAGTCCATACCCTCGACCGCAGATTTGCCAAAGCTGAACAAATTGGAGAGGAACGTACCCGCCGTATCCAGCACGCCGGTCACGCCGGAGAGAATGGTGCTGCCGACGCTGCCCCACTCCATCGCCTCGACGCTATCCTTGCCAAATCCAAACAGGCCAGCAAGGAACGAGCCTGCGCTGTCAAGCACAGTGCCGATGCCGTTCAGGATCGCCGTGCCAATACCCGACCAGTCGATGCCTTCAGCTGCGGTCTTGCCAAAGCCGAACAGGCTGGAAAGCCATGCGCCAGCTGTGTCAATCGCAGAGAGTACACCGTTATGAATGGCCGTGCCGACGCTGTTCCAATCGATCGCGGCAGCAGCCGTCATCGCCGTTTGGAACAGGCCGGAAAGCCAATTCCCTGCCGCATCAAATACGCCGGTTACGCCGGTGAGCATCGTCTGCCCCAGTCCGGCCCAGTCAAATGCGGATATGGTTGCCGTGGCGCTATTCCATGCGCCCACAAGCCCTTCGCCGTCAATCAGGCTGCCGATAAACTCACCAATGCCCGATGTGATCGTGCCGAACGCCGAACCAATCAGCTCGACGCCGCTTTGCACATTGGTGAGGAACGTGCCGATCGAGGCGACCGCTTCCTCGCCGATCATAGTGGTCAGGCCGGTCTTAAGCGCTTCAAGGATACCGCTGCCGCCTTCCAGCGCCGTGAAGAACGACGAGAAGCCCTCGCCAAGCGTTGCTACAGCGCCCTGCAGCGTTGAGCTGTGTTCATACGCCAGCGCAAGGCCGCCAGCCACAAGGCCGAGCGGGCTGGTCAGCGTAGAAAGGAACGTCACCAGCTTACCGCCGACGAGCAGCACCGGGCCGATCGCGGCAGCCACAGAACCAAACTGGAAGATCGCATCCTTAACCGGCTGCGCCAATCCGTTGAAGCTGCCGATCAGGTCGGTGATCCATTGCACGCCGCCGCGAATCACCGGCGTCAGGAAGTCAGACAGCGCAATGCCCATCTCTTCAAGGCCGCTGCTCATTTCAGCCAGATCGCCCTTGAGATTGTCGCCCATGATCCCGGCCATATCGCTGGCAGCTCCGCCAGCGGCATACATGCCCGCCGTCATTGCATCCAGCGCGTCCGGCCCCTGCTTGAGCGTGGCGAGAACGCCCTTGATCGACTCGTCGCCAAAGATCGCCATGAGCGCGGCGTCGCGCTCGCTCTCGGTCATGCCCTGCGTAGCCGTGGAAATATCGCGGATGATCTCCGCATAACTTCGATAGCTGCCGTCGCTGTTGGTCAGCGCTACACTCATATCGCCGATCGCAAGTTTTCCGTCCTCGGCGTTGTTCTTCATGTCGCGCAGCATGGCGTTGAGCGTCGTGCCGCCTTGACTGCCCTTGATGCCTGCATTAGCCAGCACGCCCATCGCCGCAGCCGTGTCCTCAAGCGTCATGCCAAAGGCGTCAGCTGTCGGCGCGGCGTACTTCATGGCCTCGCCGAGCCCCTCGACCGTCGTGTTGGAGTTTGCCTGTGCATAGGCGAAGACATCAGCAGCTCTCGCCGCCTCCTCTGCCGCCATGCCGAATGGCGTCATGGTGTCGGTGACAATATCCGACGCCTTCGCCAGATCCATGTTCGCCGCCGCAGCCAGATTAAGCACGCCCGGCAGACCGGCAATAACCTGTTGGTCATTCCATCCGGCCAGCGCCATGTAGCCCATCGCGTCCGCGGCTTCAGAGGCCGAGAATTTGGTTGTCGCGCCCATTTCGCGCGCCGTCTCCCGCAGCGCTTCCATCTGGCTTTCCGTCAGGTCGAGCGAAGACATGAGGCCGTAGACGTTGCTCATCGAGGCGTCAAAACTCATGCCCACGCCCACCGCTGCAGTCGCCACACCAAGCAGCGGCGTCGTGACGCCCGTTGTCAGCGCACGGCCAGCGGTTGTCGCAGCCGCGCCGATCGAGCCGAGCGCGCCTTCGATGCCGCCGCTGGTAAAGCCGGAGAGCTGCGAAGCCGCCGTATCAAATGCGCTGTTGAATCCGGTCGTGTCCATATCCAGATACGCCATGACCGTTCCCGCGTTGATCGACATGCTCTGCTTTCCCCCTTTCCGGCAAATCAAAAAAGGGCCGCACAGCCTGACCGGCCATGCGGATCCCTCAGTTTACATGTTTACTTTGACGCCAAACGTTGCGAACGCTTCAAGCGCTGCCGTGTTGGTCGTCTCCTTTTGCTTCTGCTTCGCCAGCCTCTTAGGCCGGTCAAAGTCCGGTTCCTTCTTGTCTTTGCGCGCCTTGTCTATGATAAACAGACACGCTTCATCAAGGCACCACGCTGCATACGGATCATCAATCCCCAGCAGCTCGCTCGGCCTCACCTTGTTTAGTGTCGCCATTTGTATCAGCGTGACGACCTTCGGCGAAAGCACGAAACTGTTCCAGCGCCTTCGCGCCGCGAATGGCGTAGGTGTAGATCTGTTCGACCTGCTGCTCCGTCAGCTCAAGGCCCGCTTCCTTCAGCACGGCCTCGCTCGGCTCAACCAGCGCCTCACTCACAACCAGGCGCTGCACCTTAATCAGTTCCTCAAACGTGGCGCTGGCGCGACTCTTGGGGCCTTCATACAGGCGCTGCGCAGCAGCCATCAGCGGATTATCAATCCTGCCCGCCTTAATCATGCCTGTCAGGCTCGCCCTGCGCAGCCGCGCAACAAACGGCGTCTCCTCCGTCCAGCCGGAAAGTTCGACCGGTACGCCCTTGCCGATCTCAGAGAGCGCAGCAATCGACGTAACCTTAGGGTTCTGATTCTTGCTCTGATTCTTGGTATTGTTCATGTGAAACCTCCATCATGTCCAAAGTGTTCGGTGACACCTTTATCATACCGGGAAGAAGACGCGCGCGCTTAACACGCGCGTCTTAAAGACTCTCCCATCAGGCAGGCAGTTCATCCAGATAGTCGATAGACAGCGGAGCCTCGCCGATCTTCGGCCTGCTCTTGAGCTTGTACTCCGGCGCGCAGAAGTCGCCGTCCTTAAGCTCAATAGACGCAGGCGTTCCCTTGCAGTGCTTACAGCTCAGCTTCAGATAACCCTTCGTCTCGCCGTCGCCGTCCTTTTCCTCGGTGTAAATGTTGAGCGTGAACGGCGTGCGGTTGAGTACCTCACCCACCTTCGGGCCGGTATAGTTCTGGAAAGCGCCGCCCTCGGCAGCAGCAGTCGAGATGCCGCCGTCGATGATCGCATAGACCTCCGGATTCATCGTCAGATCCTTGAGGGTCACGTCATAGCCCTTAATCAGATCATCCGTCTTCAGCTGAGCCAGCAGGCGGTTCGCCTTGCGCAGCTCCTTCTCCTCACCTTCAGAGATAAAGGCTTCAACCTTCGCCTCATTCGCGGTCGTTACCCTGAAAGTGCGGGCGGTCGTTTCCTCGGTCACGATCTCCACGCGCGCCACGTTCGCAATCGGAATCTCATGCACCTTTTCAGTCGCCATATCCTAATCCTCCTTAAAACTCCGCCCGCATCACGCGATACTCGATCGACTGGCTGCGGGCGTCATAATCCTGTTCAACCATTTCCGGGCCTTCATTGCCGGTGGGCATCAGCTGAGAGCGCAGCGCTTTCATTGCGGCCTTTGCCTCGGCCACCAGCGCCGCCAGATTGCCATTTTCGCGCGGCACATAGCAGTAAACCGTCACGATCCTGTAACCGATCGACGTGCCGCCGTTCATGCCCTGCGCATAGGAGCCGCCGCCGCGCACGACAACATACGGTGCCTTGCACGTTCCGAGCTTCACGCCCGGATGATAGCAATTCAGCCCCTGCTTCTTCATGTGTTCAATCACACGCTCGCAGGCATCCATCAGCGCACCACCTTCCTGTAGGCGTCCATGATCTTCTGTTCATTGTTCTGCACGGTTGGCCAGAGCACTTTGTTCTGCCCTTCATTGGTAAACTCCAAATATGGGCTGTACTCCATGTTGCCGGTGACGCCGCAGCGCAGCTTCTTCCCGGCCCAACCAGAAACACCGCGAATGGTCTGGCGGGCATTGCCCGTCCTATCCGTCCACGGCGCGTTGCGCTTTGCTTCGCCTTCCATGCGGGCCGCAGCGCTTTTTGCCACCTGTTCAGCAGCATACATACTGCGCTGCTTAATCTCCACCATCTTCTTCAGGCTGTCAGAAGGATCAAATCTGAATCCCAACGGGTTCAGCCCCTTCCTTCAGCACGACGTCGGTGAGAATGTCCATCTGCACATTCGCCAGCACCACGCTGTACCAGACGCCATCATAGCAAATCAGGTCGCCCGCCTTGAGCTGCTTCGCGCAACCGGTGATCGCGCAGCTGATACGCGGCGCATCCACGCGCGCCACAACACCGGGAATGTCCGCAAGTACGTTCGCCGTCTGGCCGCGCTCATAGCGGATCCCGTACACGCAGCCAATCTTGGCAGCGTTTCCGGTCGGCACGCCGTTTGCGTCCTTTTCCTCACGGTATACCGGGCAGCACCTTGCCCCATATTCGCGCAGCGCCCTTTGAAAGACTGCTGCCGCTCTGGCCCTGATGGTATCGCTCATCACGGACAATCACCTCACGTTCCGTCTGCTCTGGCCGCTGGCCGTGTGCCGTTTTTGCGCACGCTGCGCGCTCGGGAGAGCCAGTATGCGCGCTGATCGGGAAGCTCGGTGCCGCCCGAAAGGCGAATACCGCTGTTTTCGGCCTTGCGAATCAGCACATCGTAGGCCGTGTCCTCAACGTCGCCGCCGTGCAGTTCAAGCAGCTCCTGCAGCTGCTCATCGGTAAACATCCGGGAAGAAGGAAGGGCCACGGCACAATCGCCGCAGCCCTCCGCGCCCGGAATCGTCGGGGAATCTCTTTCATCCGTCAGCAGCTTCAGCCGGGTCAGATCGTCCATACGATCAACCCGCTTTCACGCTGCCGGTCGGCAGCGCGCAATCATTGGCGGCGCGCTGACAAACGGCCTCAAAAAACGCAGCGACATCAGCAGAAACGCTGCTCGCGTTCTGCGTCACATACGCCTTGTCCAGCACTTCGACGGTCAGATTCATCATCTTCTCGCCATAGTTCACATGCAGCATCACCTTCTGGCTGCCGCCATCATCGCGGACGTCCGCGCGCAGGGACGTCTGTTCCTTGATCTCCATCATCAGCGGTCACCTCCAAATCAGGTCAGGCTCGCATCTTCAGCGGCCAGATTGACAAAGGTGCTCGGCTTCTTGTTCTCCGGCAGCCACAGATCGTGGAACTTGCGGAAGTCCATGTGCCAAGCGCGCGCCTTCTGCCACGTATTCGGGTCAAACAGGCGCATCTTGTCGGTCTTGGAAACGGCGATCGGCGCGTTCTTTGCGGTGATGATCCAGTTGACAGAAGAAGCGCCCTCCGCAGCAGTATAGCCGCCCTTATCGCCCGCGACGATGTTGATACGGCTGTTCATGCGCGCAGACGGAACCGGCAGCAGCGCCGTTTCGTCAATCGCCTTGACCTTCGTCTTGATCTCGCCGCGCTCGAAGTCAACAACATTGAGCTTCTTGCTGATCTCGGTGCTGTTGTTCATCATCGTCGCGATCTTCTGGTTGATGAGTACGACGAGCTTCACATCGCTGCCCACTTCATCCTGCACGTTGCCGATGTCAGTCGCCAGCTGCGTGAACACGCTGGAGGCAGCAGCGGCGTATACACGCCTGCGAGAAGCACCCGCCAGCTCCACGATCTTGCTGATACGATAGGCGTCCACTTCCGGGATCACCTTCGTGCGCTGGAACTCGCCGATCAGCTTGCTCATCAGATCCATCACGCCGCTCTCATCGACGTCCATTTCGTCGATCGTAAAGCCGCGACCGCGATCCTGCGTCATCGTCATGGTCTGATAGGCCAGCGTGATGTCACCCTCGACAAAACCGGTCGCGCGGTCATAGTTGGCAAGACCGTCCATCACAACGGACGGAATCTTGATCTCGTTGCCGCCGTTGTACTTGACGTCAAGCGCATTGGCCTCCATGAAACCGGTGACCGTACCCTGAATCATCGCCTGATCCAGCGTCTTCTGAAAAAGGGCAACCTTTTCAATCATATTCGCCATAGTTGTTTCTCCTTTCGGTTATTTGCTGTTCATCAGCCGAGGATATTCTTCCTGATGCGCGCCATGTCCGGATCCTCGGCCTCGCCGGTCTTGCGCGCAAAGTTCCCGGTGCTGCCGGTGCCGCCAGCGCTGCCGCGCAGCTCGGGCAGATCGGTGAGCACCTTGCCAATCGCCGCCTCGATCTTCTCGCCCGCGTCATTGGCATTGAGGTCGATGCCGGTCGTATCGGCCAGCTTGAGCACATACGGGATGCGCTCCTTGGGGACTCCGGCCAGCGCAGCAGCGCTACGCAGCTCCGCCGTCATAATGCGCTGCTGCGCAGCTTCCAGCTGCTTCGCGTGATCCGGCGCATCATCCGGCTTGGTATCTTCCTGCGCGGGCGGGTTTTCGGTCTGCGCGGCAGGCTGTCCCTCGGCAGCGGGCGGATCCTGCGCAGCTGCTTCCTGTGCAGGCTTCTCCGGCTCCTGCGCGGGATCCTGCGCCGGTTCGGTGTTCGGGACGGCGTCTGCGCCCATGCCGCCACCGGCGTCGGGCGCAAGACAGAGCTGAGAAAGGCGAAAGGGATTCAGAAACATAATGCTACCTCCTGTAAATTGTTGTATATGAAAAGCGCGCCCTTTCGGGTGCGCTCTGGATATTTGGTTGGTTGGAATCAGGATTTGAACAGGGTGGTCTCATTCACAAGCTCGCCGTTTTCATCCAGCTCGCGAATGATGATTTTGACAGCCTGTTCAGCTTCACAGCTGTTGCCGTCCTTATCAAAATAATAGATCTCTTCTCTGTTTTCCATCATAACATACCTCCGATGATTCTTGCTCGTTCCGGGAAGTCGCGCACAAAGTTCGCGTTGTCTGTCACAAACGCAGCAACCGAATCCGCAAAATCCTCATGCACCGACTTTGAGCTCGTCGCATATCTGCTGACCCATTCCTTGCCGGATACCGCTTTGTCCCGCGTCTGAGCATCCTTCCACTTCTGGCCATCCGAGAACCAGCGCGAACCGGCAGGAGCATGCGCCTGATCCAGATTGTGCCCCGACTCATGGCAGAACGTGTGCAGCACTTCAGCGTCTGTCACCGCATACGGGATGTCGCCATTCTTATAGAATGTGATCCTCCGCCCGCCGCCTGTAGCAAACGACCTGAAGCCGCGCATGCCGTAGTTCTTCTCCCAGAAGCTATCCTTTGGATTGCGATAGGTGACAAACTCCACGCGGTCTACTTGCTTTTTGAGCTTATCCGGCATCTGACCGAACAGACGCAGCGCCATATCCGGCTTGATTCTCTGGTTTCTGTTAGTGTAGCCCTTCTGCCAAGCAAAGTCAACGCCATGCTCCGTGTAGACGATCGCCTCGCGCAGATACTTGGAATTGCGACCGCTGGTGCCGTCGCTGAAGTACCATTGCTGTGTTCTGACCGTAGGTACCGGCTGTGCAGGCGTCTGCGTGCGCTGCTGCGCTGCTGGCGGGGCCTTGATGGTGAATTGCTTTTTCGACCAATCCGGGCCGTCATTTGCCGATTTCCATGCCCCGAACGCTTTGTCCAGCGCCGGATCCGCGCCGCCGTCCACCCATTTGGAGAGCCGATCGGCGACGTCATCCAGCTCCGGCACAACCTGATACTGCACGCAAAGGCATTGCGCGTGCGGCATCGGCACGTTCTTGATCGGATAGTTGCCGCGCCCAAGTCCTTCGTCGTGGCTGGCGTATGTGTCGCATACGTCTTCGCCAAAGCGGGCGACTTGCCTTTCGTAATGGCTGGGCGAGAGCTGCCAATGGATCGCCGTGCAGAAAGGGTTCTGCAGCGCCGTCTCCACGTTGGCGGCCCAGTAGGCGTGATTGATCGCCGTGCGGGCCAGCCGCTGCGCATTGTAGTCGATCTGCCTATCAAACGGGATATCTGGGTACAGCTTGAGCCAGCTGACCGGCATCTTCGCCTTTGGATTGACGTATGCCTCAAGGTCTCGTGCGATGTTCAGGGCGCTGCGCTTCTGCGCTATGCCCTGCGCCACAATCTCCTCGATATTGCCCTGCAGCTGATCGGTCGCGTTCCAGATCCGGCGCGAGAGGCTCTTGCCGTCGCGGTACATGCGTCCATCCAGCAGAGAGCGCAGCGCTTCGTCGGGCGTCCGACTGAACACGCCGGAAAAGCTGCCCTCTGCGCCGCACATGGCAAGCGCATCATCGAGCCAGCCTTCGATCGTCTCGCCCGGCAGCCGGGCGGACTTTCGCATCGCGCCGGTCACGGTGTTGCCCAGCTCAATGCGCATCTGTGCGACCCGCTGCGCAAGCGCTTTCTGGTAGTCCTCCTGCCAGCGCTTGGTCAGGCTCCCGTCCTTCGCAGCAGCTGCGCGCCTCGCCAGATCCTTCGCCGCCTGCGCGTAGATACCCTGAATCCGCTTGCCCGTGGTGTCGATGTTTTTGAGGTGCGCAGATCGCGTCTGCGCCATGCGATCGAGGTATTCCTGCGCCGTCCACGCCATTGCGCCGCGCCCTCCTTTCGTGAACGCGCGTCTGACGCGTTTGACGCGCGTTTTGCGCGTTTCAATCCCTATGGGTCGAGGGTTTGCCGGTTAAAGGGTTTCAACGGCCTCTCCGGGCGTTTCAGCGCCTTCCTCGTTCTGCTCGCTTTCAAGCTGTTCCTGACGCTGCACATCGGCTCCGGTACCCGTTTTGATCTCAGTATCAAGCGCACGCTCAAAGCTATCCCCGAGCATAGCCTGCTCCTTGATGATCTCTTCAAGTTCAGAATCCGCATCCGCGTCCGGCATCCACTTGTCGATGTAGCTCTTGCGGCTGCGTACTTGCTGGCTGACCTCCTGCATGTCCACCTGACGCTCGGCGTCTTCGTCTCCGGTGATCGGATAGCGATGCGTGATGCTCACCTTGTACGGGATTTCCGGCAGCTTGTCTGTGCCGTAGATCTTCGCCATGCGAATCAGCGCATCCGTCATCCAGATGAGCGCCGCGTCCCACACGTTCCACTTCTCCTCGCACCGGCTCTCCAGATCCCAGTACAGCGCGCGCATCGCCTTGCCGCTGGTCGCAAATCCCTTGAGCTGTTCCAGCGACACGTTCGGCACGCTCAGCAGCGAGAACATATCATTCTTGTGCCGGTTAAGCGCGTTCTCGAGGCGGTCGTTATAGCCAAACTGCGCCTCGAGGATTTCCGCAGCAGCCTGCTGCACGCTGGCCGGATCCGTCTGCATATCAATCAGCGCGCCCGGCGCGATCTTAATGTTGTCCACGGTTTTCTGGTCGGCGTCCTTAATCACGCGCATCGGGAACATGTTAAACCGCAGAGCGTCAATATCGTCGCTCTTGAGGCGGTTGTAGGCGTCCTGATCGTCAGAAAGCGTCTCCACGTCGCTGGTACCCGTCATGTCGCCGGTCAGGCCGTCGTTGACGATCACGAAAACCGGGATGAAGTCAAGGCCGGTATCTTCCGCGCTGTGCTTCTCTTCGAGCTTCGCTCCGTGGCCGTTGTAGATGCCCTCCGTCAGCAAGCAGCGCCCTTCGACCATTTCATAGCGCTGACGCCAGATGCGCTGCTTGTCCGGCTGGTCGCTCTCGTTTGTATGGTAGAAGAATACGACTTTGCTCAGCCTGTCCACGTCCTCCGGATCGGTGTCATAGACGAACTCAAGGCTCGGCCTGAATTGCACGCCCAGCTTCCCGCCCGGCCTGCCGGTCAACTTGAGCGCCACGCGCTTGCCGATGAAGCAGTCACGCGCGCCCTTGATGAGCTTATCGCCCCAGCGCTGGCGACGCAGGAAGTCGGAAAGCCAATCCTCAATCTGCGCGGCAGCATCCTTGCCGCCTTCTTCCTTTGCCAGAATCTTGATCTCCGGTTCGACGCCCATCATGTAGCGCGCCTCATCGTCGATCAGCTTCTTGATGTAGTTCGTCCGCTTCACGGTCGGCTTGTAGTCGAGACCTTTATTCGGATCCCATCTCTGGCCGGGGCCGTCATACAGGCCATAGAGCCGGATGATGTGGTTCAAGTCCATCGTGACCTGTTGTCCAAAGAGACCGGCCAGCTCCTGCTTGATCCATTCCGTACTGCCCAGCTGATAAGGCTGCATTAACGCATGGCCCCCTTTCCGCTCCTGTTCTTCGTGCGGCGGCTCTTGAAGATGTGCCGCCTGTTACCGTATGCCGTGGCGTCGATCGTGTGATCGTTGCCGTCCGGGTATCGTTCAATCATCTGCCCGGTCTTGTCGCGCGCGTATTCGTAGGCTGCAAACTCCCGCGCAGCATTTGGGCATGTCGCCGGATCAATGATAATTTCATCCAAATCACGCAGCCAATCGTAGCCCGTCACACGGCTGTTGCGGCCCTTGCCCGCGCCGGTGACGTTGATGTTATGCTCCATGCGCAGCTCGTAAATCACCTGTGCGCTCGCGTTGTCCGCACGGATCAGCTCGCTGTTCGGCGCAATCCGTCTGCAGCCCGCTGCAATCTGGCGGATCGTCTGCTCCGGCTGGTAGAACTCCTCGTAGATGTACAGCGTGCGCAGCTGTCCGGCTTCGTAGTAGCTCTTGATGATCGTGTTGGGATCGACATAGCCAAAGTCCATGCCAATATCCGGATTGATATTGAACCGCAGGCGATCTGCCGCCGTAATCGGCCTGATCCTCAGATTCTTGAAAACCGCGCCGCCTTCACCGGTACATTCACCCAAGTAAGTATGCCGGTAGGCCAGCTCGTTGCGCCGCTTCATCTCCTCGGCGCGCCGGATGAAGACCGGGCCGAGCCAATCGGCAGGCACCATCGTGTAGTTGCTTTTATGGATAAAGCAGCTCTCGGGCGGGTTTGCCGCCAGCTTGTTCACCCAGTTGTTCGCGCTTTTCGGCGGGTTGTAGCTGCAGATCGCCATGCCGCCCGGCCCTCCGCGCAGCGCAGAGTCCAGCACGTTGTCGATTTCGCCCTCGCCGTCGAACTCGTCAAGCTCCTCAAACCAGACAAACTTGAAATACTTCCTGCGCTTGAGCTTGACCGACTTGATCTTCTTCGGCTCATCGAGGCCTCTGAAGGCAATCTTCTGCCCTGTGCGCGTGTTGGTCATTTCCATCGGGCTGACCGTTGCTTCCCAATGCTCGCCGACGCCCAGAGTGTCAATCGCCCACTGAATCTGCTCGTATACCGAGCCGCGAATTGTGTTGCCTACCTTGCGCAGCACAAGCGCGCAGGCTTGCTCATCCGCTTCAAGTTCGCTTACGATAATCAGACTGATTGCCGAGGACTTTGTGCTGCCGCGTCCGCCGCCCAGCAGGATCTTGCTGTATACGCAGGAGCGCGCAGCATCGAGCACGCTGTCAAAACATCGCGCCATGTTGTTGTGCAGCCGCTGCAGCACCGCTTCCAGTTCGCCCTCGGGCCGCTGCTTCTTGCCGATCAGCGTTGCTATCGTGGTTTGATTCTTCGCCATCGGCGTCTCCTTTCTGACACATAACGCGCGCCGTTGAGTATGTAAAAAACGGACGTTCAAAACGTCCGTCAGTAGTTGCAAGGGCAGCGCCGCGTCAAGCGCTGCCCCGGATGAAGGGAGGTGTTCACATGGCCGCCGTCGCAGTTCGTGCGCTGCTCCGGCGCATATCGCCGGGCCTCTGCCCGGCTTGGGTATAGCTTCGCCCTCCGGCTCCCTGTCCGGGGCTGGCTAATTGCTGTCAGGGTACGGCCTGACGCCTCTGATCGGAGGTTCCAGCGTGGGGAATGCTCGACCCGCCACCTTCCGCTCCTGCTTGTTCGCCCGGTGTGATGAACTCCGCGTGCATCGTTACCTCACGGATGCCGCCCGGCAAATCCATCTCGACGGTGATGATCCCCTGCCGGGGATCCGCGCATGTGATCGTGTGCTGCACTTCCATGAGCGCGCCTTCCACGACCTGCGTCTCTCCGTCTACCCTGAGCACCTTCGTCCCCTGCACGCAATGCCAGTACAGAGCCACAAGGTTGGTCATCTGTTCCTGTGGGATCGCCTCATACGGCTCGCCCAGTATCCGCAGCACGCCTTTCAAGTGCCGCAGTTCCTGCCAGACGCTCGGCGTCATCACGCAGCCTACAAACACATAGCCGGGCATCAGCACGCGTCTACGCTGCCTTACGCCCTTACTCGTTTTGATGGTGAACTCTTCGATCGGCAGCAGGCTGTCGGCATCTCCGATCCTGTAGACGTCAAGCGCCACGTCTTCCTCGCTGCCCGTCTTGACGTGCAGCGCGTACCACTCTTTACTGCTCATCGGCGTCTTCCACCACCTTTTGCGCCGCCACCATGCTGGCCGCCTCAAGCTGCGCAACCAGCTCCGGATTTCCCTGCACCTGTTCAGACAGCTCGGCCAGCATTGCCTGCCGAATCTGCTCGACGTCCTTTGCGTAGGCACGCACCATGCGTTCTTTGTACACGGCGTTGCGCTGCTGCTTGAGCGTCAAATCCAGCAGCTTGGGCAGCGGGATCTCGGCATAATCCTCGGCGGACGCCTCGGATAGCGCCTGAATCACGTTGTCCATCACCAGCGCGCTGGCGACGTCAGAGAGCTCAAGGCCCCGGTGTTCCTTCAGCGCCGCGATGATCGCGTTGGCATTCTCACGGCAATGCTGCAAGCGCATCATCGCCCGGCCTGTGCGCTGCGCATAGCGTGCAACGCTGCTCTTGCTGATTTCATAACCGGCAGCCGTCAAGTGCTCAGCAATTTCCTTGTAGCTGATCGTCTTGTCGAGGAGCATGGCCTCGGCCTGCAGGCGGATGTCATCCGGCAGCTCATCCATGCGGCTGACAATCCGCGTGCGTTCCCTCTTGCGGCCCACTCTTTACTGCCTCGCAGGATCTCCGAAGGCTACGCCATCGTCTTCAATGGTGCCTTCCATCAGGTCGATACCCTTCGCCGTCAGGCGGATGAGCGCTTCGCGCGGCGGGTTGCTGGCAAGCTGCATCAGCTCGCCCTCAAAGTAGACCTTGACATAGCCCTTGTCGGCCAGATAGTAAATGTGCGCGTCAATCTCCGTGGAGATATGCGGGTCATCCTGCATGATCGCATATTCCAGCGTGCGGAGCATCACCGCCGCGCTCTGATGGTCATAGAGCATGGCCAGCAGCATACCGCGCGCGCATTTCTTTCGGATAATCGTCACCTTATCCATTCGCGTTTCCTCCCTTCGCAAGCAGCGAAATGATCTGATCCAGTTTGCGGTCATGGTTGGCCGTGGAGCGGATGAAGTCCTCGCGCAGCGTATACAGGTACGGCATGTCGCTGATCGTCTTGTTCAGCTTCTCCTCGACTTCCCGCGTCCGCTGTTCCTGCGCAGCCATCCGCTTCTCCATCTTGTCCTGATTGCGTTTGACGAAATAGGCCACCGCGCTGCACAGCGCGCCGATCGCACCCGTAATCGCCCAGAAGACGTACTTGTTTTCCAGCATGTCTTCACCTCCTCGCAATCCCAAATAGAAAAAGGCCACAGCCGTTTCCAGCTGTGACCATTATCGCATATCTGATTCAGAAAAAACTTTCACGCACGTCTTAGAGAGCCTGTTTTTCATCGACGAAATCGAACATATCCAGCTGCCCGTCAAGTCTGCCGCCGACCAGCCTTCTGACCCAGCTTTCGCTGACGTTGTGCCGCTTCGCCAGCTGCCGGGCGTTGTTCCCGTCGTACTCTTCCTTGATCTTGCGGTCTCGCATCGCGCGGTATACGGAATCCAGCTTGGGAATGTAGATCACCATGCCGCTGTAGGTCGCCACGATTTCCACGGCTGTTTCGACTCCCACCACCTCTGCCAGATCGCGGATCGTCGGGTTCTGCAGATCGTCGATGCGCACATCCTTCGCCCAGTCGGGAGCCATGCCGCCCATCGTGTTACGCCTCCCTTCTCCGCTCGGCGCGGCCTCCGGCCTGCATGGCCTTCAGCCCGTCGATCACCTTGCCAGCCTGCTGCGGCGTCAGGAATCGCACATCCTCCACACCACATACGCGGCGCAGATAGCCGCGCAGCCGTTCCGGCTGGTCGCTCCAGCCCATCTCACGCGTCAGCGCGTAGATCTTGCCGCGCTGCGCCTGTGTCGCTCTGTTCGGCGACGTCGCCTCGCCGCCGGGCTTCTGCCCTGCCCGATCCTTCAGGATGTCGATCATCCGGCCAGCTTCCCTGCGGGTCATGCTACGGATGCTCTCAACGTGGGCGATGTTATACGCGAGACCGTGGATGTCCTCGTCATCCATCGCCAGTGATCGCCCGAGCGTGAAGATCGCCTGCACCTGTTTCGTCGTTGCCTTATATGCTCCTGCCATGTGAACACCCCCGGTTCATTTCCTGTTGTAGAGCCAGAACACCACCAGCATGACCGCCGAGCCAATCAGGCCGCCGATCGTTCCGCCAAGTCCCGCAGCCAGCAGCTGCATATCAAACGTTGCAAGACTCATCATATCGCACCTCACTTGGCCAGCGCCGTCGAATCGACTTCATAGCCGAACACATCCTCAACCTCAAGCACCGCGCCCACGCTGGCGATCTCCTCTGCGCTGTGCTTCTTGAGCGCCTCTTTGTCGATCTTGGGATCCGGGATCGTCACACAGTCATTCATACCGCGCGCACGCAGCTGAGAGATAATCGCTGCCACCTTATCCTTCGCAGTCGGGATCTTAACGCGGGTCGAAATCCTGAAGCTCACCTTGCCGAACGTGAGGATCTTGCTCTTTGCCTTGCCCATATCGTTACGGTTCTTGCGGGTGAACGTCTCGATCGCCAGCTCAAGCAGCGCCGTCTGCTCCTTGAGCGGTCTCGCTTTGGCATCGGCGTTCGCCTTCGCGCTCGCGATCTGTTCGTTCATCACGTTCTCGATCGCCGTCAGGTCGCGGTTGTTCTCGCCGATCTGACGAAGCGCCTCGTCCACCTCGTTCCAGCTGTTCAGCTCGATTACGTTCTTCACTTTCTGTCTGGCCATAAGCCTTCCTCCTATCTTTGAATCATGCGCAAATCGCGCCCATAGAATTTGATACACACGGTCTTGCTCACGTCCATCAGCCGGGACGCCACGCGCTCTGAGTAGATGTCGCACAGCTGCTCCGGCGCGCAGTTGGTGCTGATGATCGTGTGCAGATCGTTGTTGTTCCTCTCGTTGATGATCTGGAACAGGTACGAGCTTGTGCTCTTGGTCTGCGGTTCGGTGCCGAGGTCGTCGATGAACAGCAGATCACAGGTCTGCAGATAATCGACCGCTTGCGCCTCGCTGCCGTCAAACTGAAACTTGCGCATCAGCTCCATCAGCCGGTACGCCGTCACCCGGCGCACCACAAACGCCCTATCCATCACGCGGGATGCAATGCAGTCCGCAACGAATGTCTTTCCAAGTCCCGGCGCGCCAAAGAAGATCAGGTTGTTCTTCTGCGTGTCCGGGAAGTCCTCCGCATACCGGCGCGCTGCGCGCTCAACCCGGCGCATGTGTTCGCGCTGTGTAGCCTTTTCGCCCTTCACCGGTTCGTCCGGGAACACATTCAGGTCAAACTGCTCGAAGCTGTGCGACCCGAGGCCGCCCTTGCGCTCGCTTGCGTTCTCTGCGTCCATAATGCGCTGCTTGAGGCAATTGCACTTCTCACGGATCAGCTCGCCCACATAGCCAGTATCCCGGCAAATCGGGCAGCGGTAGATCGGCTGCAGATAATCCTCGGGGAAACCGGCATTGACCAGCTTCTCGCGGATACGGGTGCTGAGTGCCTCAAGCTGTGCCTGCATGGCCTGCGTATCAACGCTGCCATTTGCAAAAGCAGCACGCTGCGCGTCCCTGAATACGAACATACGCTCGTTGATGAGGTCGAGGATCTCAGGATCGACGCCGCTGGCCTCACGCTTGCGGCGCTGCTCCTCGCGGTAGTTCTCCTCGCGCTGCTGTTCATATTCGCCCAGCAGCTGGCGGATCACATTCGTCGTGTCCATTACATGCCCTCGTCGCCTTCATCCATAAAGCGCTGCATCTGTACGAGCCGTCTCTCAGCATCCAGCGCCCGGAAAAGCAGCTGTTCATTCTCCCTGCGCAGCTGCGCACACGCCTTGCAAAGACGCATGCCCCATTTATTGCCCTTGAGCTTCTTGCGTGCTTTCTTCAGGTCAATAATCACCGTGTCACCTCCTTCGTAACCATGAGCGCCGCGCCCTCTTGCGAGGGCGGCCCCGGCTTGCACGGGGACTGGGCCTTGCGGTTCTATCTGGCAGCCATCTGCCGCTGCGCTTCCAGCAGCGTTGTTCTCGTCGGATCCCAGCGGAATCCATATTGCAGCATGAAGGCCGGATCGCCGAGCCGGATCTTCTCCTTCGCCAGCTTGACGGCGTTGTGGGTTGCCACCCGCCGCCCGTTTGAATCCCGTACAATCACCAAGCCGCCGTTCTGTCTCGCCGTCATCATCCTGTTCACGCTCCTCTCAAGTCTCTCGCACACATCGGGCAAAAGCGGATCTCCCCGTGGCAAAGCAGCCTGTAGCCGATCAGGTTGCCCTTGCGGGTGAAGCGCTTCTCCTCCGTGCTGATCCGGTCGCCGGTGATGCTCACGCCAATCTCGGTAATCACGCCCCGGCTGTTCGTGTCGCTGTCAACGGCCAGAAACGCATGCTTCTCGCAGTAGTCACACATCGCCTTGCCCTCCTCAGCCCTGCAGCTTGTAGCACTTCGCGCCGTTGAGGATCTCCTTAGTGACCATGCCGCCCTTTGCGGTATCAAGGCACAGACCGAATATCTCGACAAAGTTGCCCATGCCGCCGTGCCGCACGTCGGTCGCAATGGCGATCAACTCGCGCACCACCGCAGGCTCTACGTTGTAGTCGTTCAGGATCTCGCGGATCTCATCCGCGCCGACGCCCTGCATCTTGATCTCGAACTTGCGGCGATACAGCTGCGAGAGGTTCTGGCGTCCACCGCCTCGCGTCAGCAGATCCTCCAGCCGCTGCGGGCCAACCAGCACGGTCGGGACTCCGGTTTCGTCCCAAATCTGACGGATGACCTCGAACTTCTTCACATCCCAGACATACAGGTGGTCGGCTTCATCGAAGATCAGCACATCGCCCGGCCTGCGGTTCAGCTCGCGCTGGATCCGGCGCACGCGGTCGTCATTGCTGCCGGAAACCGCGATGCCGAGGCTGTCTGCGATCGTGTCGATCATGTCGCGCATGCGCATCGTCGGGCGGCAGACGATGATGTGCGCGCCCGGCGTCTTCTTTGCGAACTCGCGGATCACGGTGGTCTTGCCGACGCCCGGATTGCCGATCATCACGCACATCTTTCTGTGTTCGACCGTCCATTGCAGCACGCCCATCGCCTCGCGGAACTCGCGGGTCTGGTACAGCTCAATCTCGGTCTTGTAGGACTTCGTAGGCAGCACCGGTACGCTATCCGGTACCGCGTCATATTCCTCGGCACGATCGAGGAGGCTGTCCACATAGGCGGCAAGGCGCTGCTCCTGCTCCGGATTGATCCGCATCTTGCCGTTGCAATACTGACTGATGACGCTGCGGGAAACGCCCGTCCTCGCAGCCACATCTGCGAAGGTGTACCGGCGATGCTCGCCGTCGATCGTCACGCCCACATCACGCAGGGCGTTCAGCTTATTCGCCAGACTCGGCATCTCATTGGTCAAAACTCTTGCTTCCATCGCTGTGCCCTCCTTATCGTTCGTTGCTCACCCGGCGCGCATTGCGGATCCGGGAGAACCTGACCACATCGCCGATCGTCACACCCTGCAGCACGTCATGTCGGCCAGCTTCATAGCCGTCCGTCCATGCCGCATCATACAGGCGGTCGTTCTGCATCTGCTGCAGCAGCGCGCTCTTGTTGCTCAGTTCCTCATTCATCGCGCCGATGTACGCGCGCGCTTCATCTTCGCGCTTCTCGGCAGCCTTGCGCTCACGCTTGCGCACGCGCTCCCGGTCGGCATAAATCTCGGACATCAGGTACAGGCCGCTAATCACGCCTGCGCCAAAGACACACGCTCCAGTCCACATATCCATGTTGTGTTCCTCCTCATCTTGTTCAGCTGTAAGCTGTGAGCGCCGCGCCCTCTTGCGAGGGCGGCCCCGGCTTTCACGGGGCTGGGCCTTGGGCTTTTTGACACTTAACGCGCGCTCTGTTTGAGCAGCGCCTCGCCGTTCGCGATCATCATATTGCGAACCTTGTTCTCGCCAGCTGCGCCGCGCTTATCCAGCCCGGCAGCCTTGTCGGCCACCCGCTTCTTGCCGCCCTGCGCGCGCCGGGCCTCCATGCTGACCACCGTGGCCAGCCGCCCGCGCTGCTCGTCGATTGCTTCTGCGTAATACTCGCGGGTGATCCGTCTGGTGGACTGCCGCAGCTTCATCAGGCGATCCGTGACCTTGCGCTGCTGGCGCTTCTGGTCGGCCATGTGCGCCGCCACCTTCTCGGCGTCCGTTTCCAGCATCTGCATCTCCTCCACCGGCTCCGCCTCGCAGATGAACCGATCCTTGTGCATGATCGTCACGCTCGGGTTGAAGCCCCGGTTGTAAAGAACGGTCACCTGTTCGCGGATGATGTCGGCCATATCCGGGTGCCAGTACAGCGTGTTTTCCAGCCTGACGCCCTGCGTAGATACCACGCGCTTGGCCTGCATGCTCTTGAGCATGGCCATCGTCGCCCAGTCCGGCACGTCGGTGCGGGCCTTTCTGCCCTGCTGGTAAATCTCCATCGGGCTGAGTCCGTCGCTGCCCTTGAAGGCGTGGTAGGCAGGAAGTACTTCCTCAGCAAAGCACCGGGCGAAGGTTTCAAACGTCATCAGCTTGCCGCTTTCCTGCAGCTTGCGCAGGATCCTGCCGTTGTCCTCCGGCCTCTGTTCCGGCGAATCGCCGCACCAGCCGGGGAACTCTCGAATCCAGCGTTCCAGCGTGCCGAACGCGCGCTCGACGTTCTTTGACCAGCCCCTGTATGGCTTCGCGTGGATCACGCCGACGCCCAGCGTCTGCAGCATGCCCTTGCCGGTAAAGTCGGCATTGAGCTTGCCCAGCTCCGTCTCGACGAACCGTTCGCCCTCGAACCGGGTGCTGCGGTAGTCCTTGCCGTTGTCGATGTAGATGGTGTTCGGCAGGCCGACCACATCGGAGCCAACCGTGTACACCGCCGCGCGGGCGAAGCTGTCGGCGACCGTGTCGCTGTTCGGCTCAAGCGTCAGCGCCCAGCCCACGAACACGCCGCTGCAGGCGTCCATCCATGCTGTCATCCACGGTCTGACCAGCCGTCCGTTCTCATCCTCAACAAAGAGGTCGAGCTTGTGGTGGTCGCCGAACCAGCACTCGTTGATGAGCGTCGGCTTGGCGCGCGTGGTCTTCTGCATGAAGGCCGCCTCCCAAGCCCGCTTGCCGCGCCGTGCGTAGGTCAGCTGCGCCTTGTCGAGCGTCTCCACGAATCGGTTGATCGCGTGCCGGTTGGCCGGGATAATCAGCCGCCCGGTCGCCTGCTGGCACATCGGATACTCGGCCAGTTCCTCGGGCTTGAGCGCCTCGCGCGCTGCCGACCATTCGCAGTACGGACAAACATCGCAGGCACCGTCAGCGAGCTCGCGCTCCTTCTCGCGGAGCCGATCCAGAATCAGCGTCTGCGGGAATTTGCGGTTGTCGCACATCCGGGCCTCCACCCAGTCCTGCGCCAGCTGGCACATGCTGCGCGTCTTGCCCTTATCCTTGCGCTCGGTCTTCTCCATGATCGCCGCCAGCCCGCCGTCCTTGTAGGCCGTGTGCCAGCGCCGGAGCGTCCGGCTGCTGACGCCGAGCTGCCCGGCCAGCGCCTCAATCAGCGCGCCCCGGCCCCGATCGCCGCCGTTGAGGATGCCATCCAGCGTGATGACCGCCTGCTGGCGTTCTGCCAGCTTCTGCAGCCCATCCTCGCCGAACGCCGCCTTGTACGTCGCCAGATCGGCAGCCGTTACCGTCGCCGTGATCGCGCTCTGGCTTTCGTGCCAGAGCATCCGCTGCTCAAGCGTCGCGCGCTCCAACACATCCTCCAGCTTGATTGCAAGAACAGTGCCTGCTGCACCGCCCTGTGAGCCTGTCGCTTTGGATCCGCTCAGCTTTCCGCTCTCAATCTGGCGGCGAACCGTTCGTTCGTTGATACCCAGCAGGGAGGCAGCAGTTACACTATTGATGTACCTACTTTCCATTGCGCTCCCCCCTTATGCCGTGCGCTCATACTGAATCGCGAGCCTGCGAAGTTCTTCATCCTTCATCTTGAGCACCTTGCCGAACTGCTTGCTCATGTTGATCGATAGGGCCGTCCGACCGGCCAGAATATTGCTCAGATACTGATAGGTGACACCGACCTCTTTGGCAAGATCGTACCGGTTTTTTCCTGCGATATACAGCTGACGATCTACCGCCGCAGAGAGTGGCGTAACTCGCTTTCTTGCCAATTTGCTCCCTCCTATTGAAAAGACGTTATAAGATTTGTTATAATGGGTCTGTGGATTCATTGAATCATCTATACACATTATAATGTTTCATTGAATCATTGTCAAGGTGTTGTATAGATAAATTGTTTCATTGAAACATTGTGTTTAATATCATCAGGAGGGTTAAATGTCATCAATAGCAGAGAGACTTGTCAAAGTACGAAAAGACTTAAACCTGAATCAAGTCGCTTTCGCCAAATTGCTCCATATATCAAGATCTCAGCTCGGAAACCTCGAAACCGGGAAACGCGATCTCAACGACCAGACCCTGCACATCCTCTGTACCGAATGTAATGTCAGTGAAAAATGGCTACTTACTGGAGCGGGCGATCCATATAACCAAGCTGTAATTGACAGCATTGATCTTGCAGAATCTGCACACGGTACCAATCCTGTTGATCTTAGTGGTGAGCGAAAGGTCGAACTGTTCCAGCTTGCCGCAATGCTTCTGCATCAGTTCAAGCGCGTTTCCTATTCCTGCGAAAGCGTCGAGGAGCTGCTGACCTTCTTCTCGTATCCCTCTTTTGCCGATCAGCTTGGGTACATTCTTTCTATTTATAGCGATGCACAGAATGATCCCGGCAGTTCCCTTATGACCCTTAAGCTGTTCAATGCCCTGTTTGAGAAGACGTTCGATTTGACCAGGGAAATTAAGCGTCTGAAGCTCTGCGGCAAGGAGCGGGCCAAGGATTTTGAAGCGGATCCGCTGACCGAATATGCCGAGGACTACTATCGCGCAATCATGCAGGATCTGCTCGAGGATGCTCCGGAGACTGCTCGTTCCGTTTCCGGCCTTGCTGCTGCAGGCGCGCCGCTCTATGATGAAGGCGACGCCGAGGAGATGGTTTCTGTCCCGCCCAAGTATCTGGATCGTGACCGATACTTCATCATCAAGGCCAAAGGCGACAGCATGAAACCTCGTATCATGGACGGGGACTATGTTGTCGTGGAGCGCAATGCCGATCCGTCCCCCAGAGAGATTGCCTTGGTGCGCGTGGAAGATGAGGCGCTGGAGGAAGGTTATGTCATCAAGCGTTACACCCAGTCCTTAGACGAAATCGAGCTGTTTTCCATCAATCCGGCTTATGATCCGCTGGTCTATCCGCGCTCCGCGCTGCGTTCCGCAGAGCGTGTGGTTCACATCATCCACGCCGGTCGGTAATTTGCATAAAAATACATTGAATTGTATACTTATGCAGTCAGCTTTCCTGTCAGCTTCTGAAAATACAAAAAGGCCGAAAAATCCTTGTATTATCAAGGAAAATCGGCCTTTTTCTTTATGTCCGCAATATGTCCGCAAGTCCGCAATCCCCCGCGTTCTGGGGCGTTCGGCGCTCCTGCGGTGTTTTTCTCGGTGTCGTATAGAAAAAACGCGCGTTCAAACGCGTTTGACGTTTTGCGTTTTTTCCTCGCCTCCAGCAAAAAAGCAGCCGTTTCCGACTGCTCTGTGCGTTTGCCGTGACATGCAACGCGCGCATCTTTCTTTTTATATATATTTTATATATTTATATTCTGGAATCCCGGTTCTATCTGGATTTTCCCGTGTTATCCCGCCTTATCCCGGCTATTCCCGGTTGATCCCCCTTTGTGACACATAATTCACTCTTCTACACAGGCCTAGCAGATAATCCGTC